GTCCTGAAAATTTTAAAGATCGGTTGCAGCAAGTTACGGACGACACTTGCGAGAGTGTTGTCTTACTGAGAGATGGAACCGTGCTTCGTCGTAAGTGCGGGAATAACTCTGGTAGTAACAATACTACGACAGATAATTGTTTGGGACATGTAATAGTTATGTTTTATTTTCTTATTAAGTGCTTTGCAGAAACATGGGGCAGATTGCCTATGTATGAGGAAATTATAGAGGCCGCCTTGGCGTTCTTGTTTGGAGATGATAATTTAGGAGGAGCAAACTCAAAGATGTTTGGTTTGACTCCGGAGAATTTCTTCTTAAAAATAAGTACGGCATATGGGGAGTTTGGATTTACAATTAAACCGTCGCAGTTTAGTTTTAGGTTCAAGAAACCAGGCGAAACCGTAGAGGATTTCGAGTTCTTAGGATCAACATCTTGTTGGTTAAAAGAATATGGAGTCTATGTACCTATTCCTCGACTGGGTAAGGTGTGCACTTCGATGATCAGTTCTTTGGATGATATGAGTTTTGAGGACAAAGTCGCTAAATGGGTGAATCTGTATGAGTTAATGTACCATACAGAGTTACGTGAGTGTTTGGAAAGTTTTTCTAGATACGTTGTGACGTTGGATTCTTTCTCAGACCTGGAGGATAGTGATCAGAAACACAAGTTACTAATGATATCAAGGTGCGAATACACCGCGATTTCAGGTGACCTGTGTTTTGAGACAGCTTTTGGTTAAAGTGAGGTTTTTTTGTTTTCCTCGCTTTGAAGTGGAAAGGGATGGGTTTTGAAAGCTGTTATGTTAACTTTAGCCCAATTTAAACAAAAACACGCAAAGAAATTTGCTGGTCTATCAGACCAAGAGGTCCAAATGAGATATAGAGACTATAAATCTTCATCGGTCACTGCTAAGAATGGTGGAGGAAATATCAAATCACGGGTTGTTCGGAATATGAACAAGCAGACTGTGTTTACTAATGTGCCAGTGCTATCTGAGTGCTCACAATTGTATGCGCGGGCGCTAGTTAACCCTTTTGAAGGTTTCCCTCATTATCCATGCATACCTGATGTAATAAATTTACCCTCGTATAAATTCGCTGTTAAGGCTAGAGGAAATTTTGTCATCGGGACTGCTGGTGTAGGTTATGTGTCTTTAAGTCCATTTACGGCTGCTAATGATGTACTATTTGGTACAGCTACTACTGCTGCATTTATTGCACCTAGTTATCAAACCCCTGTAACGTTGGGTCTAAACTCGTTCTTTAGTGATTCCCAATTCACTCAGGCAGATCTTGCCGGTTGTGAAGTAAGAGTCGTTGGGGCGGGTATACAGGCCCGATTTCAGGGTTCTGAGTTTAACCGAGGTGGAGTTGTTTTGTTGCATAGATCACCGTTAAATACGCAGATTCCTGCTGGTGCTAACGAAGCTATACTGTTGTTGAATCGAACGACAGTACAAGCCGTTGCTACTAGAAATGTGGAGTCCGTTACTTATCGGCCAGACAATCCTTTGTTTTTAGGATATGGTCCTGCGTCTAGTTTGGGTAACCAAACTTTAATGATTTATGCCTCTGGAGCAATTCCTGGTCAAACCTGGAGTTTTGAATCTATAGTGTATTTTGAGTTGATTGGTAATCGTGGAAATCCTACTGCTTCCCATTCTGACCCTGTCGGGATGGGAGCAGTGATTGGAGCGATGCCGGTAATAAACTCGACTCTTCCGCCTAAACAACAGGAGAGTAATGTTATAGCGTTTGCCAAGAAGGCAGTAGCTTATGCAACTTCAGGAATACAAGTTAAGGAGTTGCTTACAAATGTTGTGTCTACGGGGCTTGGAGCGCTTGGTACGTATTTAGGAGGACCAGTTGGAGGAACGGCCGGAGCTGCCTTAGGGAAAGCTATGATGGGCGGGCCACCACTGAACTCCGTGTTCAATGAAAACACGATACCTAATGAATGATAGGCATTTATACTTTGCAAGATATTCTTATGGTCAGTCTCTACTGAATTGAATTTACTTATAGTAAATATAAGAGTATATAAATAAAAAAAAAAAAAAAAAAAAAAAAAAAAAAAAAAAAAAAAAAAAAAAGAAAAAAAAAAAAAAA